GCAGCTGGAATCGTCCTATTTAATGATTTATCTTTCTTCTTATTACTAGTAATAGAAGAGTTAGAGGCTTCGCTCCCCTTCGGTCGCTCCGCCAGCGTAACGTTGCTGTCAACCCCTAGGGCGATTAGATGCAGGCAAAACGCAGACAGGGACAGGTAACTCGGTTTGTGACGCATTACAACAGACGCCAAATCGTCTGGAATACGGAGGTCGGCGCGTAGCGGCATTTTGCGGGTGTGATCGGGAAAAATCGGAAATGTGCGGCAATGCACGGCAAAAAGATTAGCCAGCTCGAACCGGCCAGTCAAGTGCCGCAGGACACGATTTCGGCAGTCTCATCCCGTCTATTTGAGTCACGCTTGTCTCATCCGCGTCTCAAAAGAACGCACATCACCAATTTGGGTTTATCCTGTTAACAATCAACTTTTTCCGCAAACTTGGCGCGCTCCACTGCTGCCGAAGTGAACTTCCGTGTTGACACGATTTACGGTCTTTTGACCGAAGGACAATCACGCGGGCAGATCGTTCAATTCTCAGCGAATCAGTGGAACTGTTCAGCGCGTCAAGCCGATGAATATATTCAGCGCGCAAGAATTCGCCTTGAACAGGACGCCGATATGGCGCGCCCTGCTTGGCTAGCTGAGGCCCTAGGCCGCCTTCGTACCTACGAACAGTCCGCCTACAAGCGCGGCCAAACGCAAGTGGCCATCAACTCCATCCAGCTCCAAGCCAAGCTCATCGGCTTTGATTTATGAGCCTGCTGGCTAATGCACCTGGCGGCAATCTTCTAGAACCGCCAACCGCTCAGCTCACTGGCCCGCCCGCTCAGGAAACCCTGGCCCGCATTCGGCAAACCCTTCTGCCGCATCAGCTCGCCTTCTGTGATGACACCGACCACCGCAAGCTCGCCCTGGTCTGTGGCTTCGGTGCTGGTAAGACCCATGGCCTCGTTGCCAAGGCTGTTCACATGGCAGCCCTAAACATTGGCTACGTCTCAGCGTTGTTTGAGCCCGTCGCGCCAATGCTGCGTGACATCCTTCAGCGCACGATGGATGACCTGTTGGAAGAGTGGGAAATCCCGTTTGACTTCCGCGTCAGCCCGTTGCCGGAATACCAGCTGCATTTCGCTGAAGGCAGCCATACGATCCTGCTCCGCACCATGGAGACGTGGAACCGCATTCGTGGCCAAAACCTTTGCGCCATTGGCTTCGATGAAGCGGACACGGCGAATAAGCGCGTTGCTGAACAGGCCACTCGCATGGCTCTTGCCCGTCTTCGTGCTGGCAATGTCCAACAGTTCTATGCCGCCACGACGCCTGAGGGTTATGGCTGGGCATTTGACACGTTCGACCGTAACGCTGGTGAAGACACGGCGCTGATTCGCGCTCGCACTATGGATAACCCGTATTTGCCTGACGGGTTTGTGGACAGCCTGATGGCGAACTATCCGCCGCAGCTGATCAAGTCGTATTTAGAAGGCCTTTGGGTCAATCTCAATACGGGACAGGTTTACGACAGGTTCGACCGTGCCAAGCATGTGGTGGCCAGCGTGGCTGACTTCAGCGGTGAGCCGTTGCGGGTAGGCGTTGACTTCAACGTTGGCAACATGTCGGCAGTCGTCGCGGTACGCAGCGGCAACAAGCTGACCGTGGTGGATGAGATCAGCGGCGCGCACGATACGGACGCCCTGGCGCAGGAGTTGAAACGGCGTTACCCGATGCACCATATATATGTGTACCCCGACGCCTCAGGCGGCAACCGCAGCACCAATGCCAGCCGCACCGACATTCAAATCCTGGAAAGCTACGGGTTCAGCAACCAGTCGGGCCGGTCAAATCCTGCCGTTCGTGATCGGGTTAGTGCTGTTCAAGGTCTACTGGAAAACGGCAAGGGCGAGGTCCGGCTCAGCGTGGCTCAGGGTTGTGCGCGGCTGATCGAGTGCTTGGAGCTGCAGAGCTGGACTGAGAAGGGCGAACCTGACAAGGAAGGCGGGCACGATCACATGGTTGATGCGCTGGGGTATGTGGTGTGGCGTGAGTTCAACCCACTGCATCAGGGCGTTGGCCGCGGCACTGGAATCAGGCTATATTGACCTCAACGGCAGGCCCTTGTCGTTTGCTGTCATTTGATTGGATCTGACGGAAAACGGCTGGGTGATACCAGACCCCCGTCACAACTGCTCTCCCCGAGCACGGCCGATTCGCCTTTGTTGCGTCTAACGGGGTCCATTTCAATATCAGTCATCAGGAATTGAAGTCGGGAACACGCATGCTCAAGCGGGCGTGCCGAGGGATATTTCAGGGCAGAAGAGCCTCCGCTTCGGCGGGGGTTTTCTTTTGCCTGTTGACAGGGGCCGGGGGTATACCCCATAATTAGGGGACAGGGGGCGACCCCACCACACGCAAGATCATGACCATCGCAACCCACTCTCTGACTAACGGCAAAAACAACTTCCTTTTTACCGTCAACGGCTCCGAAGGCACCCTGATCACCATCAATCAGTTCGGCGCTGAAATTGAAAAGGAAGTCATGACCGTTGAAGAACTGCGCCAGTTGTGGAAGGCAGCCGTTAAGCATGGTTGCAAGCGCGGCTGGACCAACCTGCTTCGCGCTGAGCCCAGTGCCTTTGAGCAGATTGATGACAACCGCTGGGAATACGAACTGGCACTTATCCAATCCTGATCACCCGGCCTCTTCGGGGGCTTTTTTCTTATGACACAACAACACCCGATTACCCCACCGCCGGAGCTGGTACAGGAGTGGTCCGATGTGGCGTTGGACGCTCCCTTCATGTTTGAAGTCAAGATGCGATTCGCCACACTCGCCGCTCGATGGGGCGCAGACCAAGAGTTAAACGCATGTTGTGAAGCTCTTGAAGGCTGGAATCCGCGCATCCCTCCTAATCTCCGCGCCGCCCGTCGCCCAAAGCCGCAATGAAACGACTTCTCTTCGCTGCAGCACTGCTGCTTAACGGTCCAGCCTTCGCTCATCACACTGGCCGTCCGGTCACCGCCACCGTCTATCACCCATGGTTCGATGGCCGCACGACCTATTGCGGTCAGGCCTACCGGCACTATTCCGGCATCTCTGCCGCTCACCCTTGGCTTTCATGCGGCACCAAAGTTCGCGTCTCGCACAAGGGTCGATCCTTGATCGTGCCAATTACTGACCGCTGCGATTGCAACAGCATTGACCTATCCGCCGCTGCTGCCCAACGTCTTGGTGTCCCTGTTGATGGCGTCGCCACCGTTCGCATCAGTTACTAACCGTTGCCATGCCGATTACCCTGAATCTGCCGCACACTTTCAATGGCCACCTACCTCTGGCACGAAATGGAAGCTGCTTTTGACGCAGCCCAAGACCTTGACGCCCAAAATTTCAGTCAACCCGCCGCGGCCATGCTCGCTGTCATTCAGCAATGGCTCTACGAACAAGGATTTGATGAGGCCGCTGATTCCCTAGACGAAGAAATCTTCCACGCTGAAGAGGCAGACTAATTTGCTGGGTCGGTTCTACCCGTAAGGATGAACGCCGTGTGTGGTGGTATCGGAGGCCCAGCCAACAATCACGATTAACCTAGAGCCATAGAATTTGTGCATGGCTAGGCGCAAGAAATGACTTACACCGGTTTCAAGCACTACGACCGGGCGATTGTGCGTCAAGCCGCTCAGGTGCAGGACCCGAATAGTGCTTGGGCCGTTCAAGAACCGCACTGGATCCTGATTGAAGATCTACTGCAGGGCACTTACGGGATGCGCCGCAAGCATCGGCGTTACCTTCCGCAGGAACCACGCGAACAGGACGAGAGCTACGACAACCGCTTAGCCCGCAGCGTTTGCCCGCCGTATTACCAGCGCCTTGAACGGATGCTGGCTGGCATGTTGACCCGCAAGCCCGTCAAGCTCGACAACGTTGCTGATCAAGTCCGCGAACAGCTGTTTGACGTGGATTTGCAGGGTAACGATCTAAACATTTTCACCTATGAATTGACGCGCAAAGTTGTGCGCTATGGCCACGTCGGCGTGTTGGTTGATTTCCCAACTGCTGATGACAGCGAAACCCAAAACATCACGGATGTTGCAAGCCTTCGCCCGTACTGGTGCGCGTACACGCCAAGAGACATCCTTGGTTGGCGTTCTGAGATCGTCAATGGCGCTCAGCAGCTGACCATGCTGCGCCTAATGGAACGTGTCGTCATCCCCGACGGTGAGTTTGGCGAAAAGTACGTTGAGCAAATCCGCGTGCTGCGCCCTGGTTCTTATCAGCTGTACCGCCAAG